GGAGTTTGTTTAGACGGAATAGGTATATATGCTGAGTCAGAAGTATATAAAGAACTATTTATGTTAGACGCTTATCCAAAACCCTGTGAAGCAATAGCTTGCAATGGAGGACTTAATATACTATATAGGTCAAGTGAGAGATACATATTTAGAACGAGAATAGAAGCTGAAGATTTTCTTGAAGAATTACGGCTTGAAAAAGCAAAAGAATTACTAAACAGTGAAAAGTTTATTGATAGGTTATTTGAATGTGCTACAAGTATTAAAAGACTTAGTAAATATGGAGAGAAAACAATTTATGAATTGGCAGTAAAATTATATAAAGAAAGATTGAGGGATAAGGTAAATGAATAATGATAAATATAGAGTTTGGGATAAAGAAGAAAAACGCTTTTGGTATTTTACATTACAAGAAATATTGGAAAGAAAAATGTCTTATGAAGGTTCATGGGATTTAAAAATACTGAAAGGAGATAAAACAAAATATACGGGCTTAAATGATAATAAAGGTAAGGAAATTTATAAAGGTGATATTATCAAAGCTATCAATAGAAATTATGATTGTGAAGAAAACAGAAAAGACTATTTTCAGCTATTTGAAGTAACTTATCTTAATGGTTGTTATATGTTTGGTAATTGGAATGCACATGAATTTTTTAATAGTTTTATGTTTAGAGAGATTGTTGGGAATAAATTTGAAAATCCTGAACTTTTAGAAAACTAAGAATGGCTATTTTAGGGACTTGTAGACAAGGTAAATTGCTTGTTTTAAATGAAAGTTAATAAATTAAAAAGAGGTGAATTAAAATGAAAAATATAATAGGTAGAAAAGCAGTTATTACTAAAATACATGATGGATTAGGAAATGAGGCTAATGATAGTAAATACATAGGAAAAGCTTATAACCAAGTTGTAAAGTTAGTTATATTAGTACCGAAAACAACAGATTTTTATATTACTGATTTCTTTATTCCAGAATTTATAGAAGAAAATAATGATTATATACATTACGGGTTTTTAAAAATTAGTAAAGGCAATATCACGTTATTGGAGGATGATTAAATGAATATGACAACTCAATATATAAAACTTAAAAATCTAATTAATATAAATACTCAAAAAGAAGTGTGTCCTCAGTACAATAATAGAAAAGTAGATTATTCAAGATCACAAATCCAAGTTGATAAACCATTAAAAATAGTAGATACTGATGGAATTTTCTTTTCGCATGAAATGGTAGAAGAAATCTTTGAGGATAATATGTATAGGTTTGAAGTTATGACAAGCAGAAAGATATGGTTCTTTGAATATTGTGATGAGAACTGGAATAGAATTGGAGGTAAAATAAATGGCTAAATTTTGCTCACAGGAATGTAAAGACATAGGTTCAATTTGTGATTTTTGTATACATTACAAGGATGAATATGAAAATATAGAGGGTAAATTCTCAGGGGAAGGTCTTTGTGATATAGATAATTCAGAGGTTGATGCATGTGATGGAATGGCTTGTAATAATTTTGAATGTTTTAGAATAACAAAACACGAATAATATAAATTCAAATCTTGCAGAAATGATAAAAATTACGAAAAAATATAATATCAATGCGAATGTTAATTAAAAATAACCAATTCAAATTTGTATTTTAAAGCAATTTGATAATTATATATATAATAAAAGGAGATGTAAAAATGGATTTAAATAAAAATTATAAATGGAGTATATTAGAGAATATAGTAACCATGATATGTACAGTTATTATGTGCAAATATGTTAGTATGTGGGGACTGTTATTCCTCATCAACTTAAACTTTGTGAAATCTTCAATTAAAAAATAATAAAGGAGAATGGTATAAAATGAAAAAGTTCTTGTGTAAAATAGCTAGTAGAATATTAAAGAAATATGGAATAGTTGAGATTGAAAAAGAAACAAAGATCATGATTCATAATGAGATGTATGTTATAAGTCAATATAGTATACATAAAAGTTGGAATGGAGATAGTATTAGCTTTGAAGGACTAGATGCAAGTCAGTTTTTAAATAAAAGTATAATTACTTTTGATAAGTAAGAGAATTTAAAAGAGAAATTTTATTTGGTTTTAATAAATTAATAGAGATAAAGGGAGGGTAAATCAAATTAAAGATTATGTTATTAAAAAAGTATCAAGACAAGAAGCAAAAGATATCTTAGAAGAGTTTCATTATCTATCAAAACAGGGCTATTCATTCAGAAGTGGATTCCATTATGGCTTATTCTTAGACAATACTTTAATAGGAGTAGCTATATATCATACTTTATCAGTTCCAGAAACGGCAAAAGGTTGTTTTGGATTAGAAAGAAATCAGCAACAAGGTTTATATGAACTAGGTAGACTAGCTTTAAATCCAGTTTATTATGAAAAGAACTTAACTTCATGGTTTCTAAGCAGAACAATAAAGTTATTAAGGAAGGATGCAGAAGTCAAAGCAATTCTATCTTATGCAGATAGCGAATTTCATAATGGATACATATATCAAGCAACTAATTTTAAATATTATGGACTTACTGCTAAGAAATCTGATTTTTGGATATTGCAAGAAGATGGTACATACATAAAACATCAGAGAGGTAAAATAAAAGGATTAATTGGAGAACATAGACCACGAACAAGAAAACATAGGTATTTAATTATTTTTGATAAATATTTAAAATGTTTGTGGAAACAAGAGCCTTATCCAAAAGGTGATAATAATTCTACATATAATAAATTAAAATATATTAAGGAGGAAGTTAAATATGATTGATTACATGGTTAGGTATAAGTATTATATAGATGATTTAGAATTTAATAGTGATAGAATTATAACAATTCAAGAAGGTCATATTGAAGATCAAGAACTGCTAGAAGATGTATTGTTGGAACTATTAAAAGAAGAAATAGATAATGAAAATATTGTATTAATAGATTTTGAAGAATTAACACAAACAGAACAAGCTAACTTATATAGAATTACGGCTGACGATGTTTATTATAATGATGAATATATGTACAAAGGTGATATTAATAATAAAGCTGAGAAATTCATAGGTAAAGATATGGAAGAAGCTTTAGATGTTATTAAAGAATATAATTATAATGTTGATTGGCTTGGATAAAATATATTGAATAAATTATAACAGGAGAGTGATTACATAATGATACAAGAAGATGCATACAGAAATTTATCAGATAAAGAGCAAGCTATATTAAAATTACCAGTATTTTTTGATGGATATGATAATTTTTATCATCCAATAAGAGAGAGTGTAACAAATTGTAGAGATATATTAGTCGAAATGGATTCTGAAAACGGAATAATAGAGGTGATACTAAATGATGATAATGAAACAATAACAATAAAAGATAATGGTTGTGGAATAATTTTAGATGGAGAAAGTAATGGAATTCCCAATTGGCGACATGCTTTTTTAATATTGTTTAGTGGAAGCAAAATGTCAACAGGCAAAACTTCTGGAGGCACAAATGGCTGTGGAAATACTATAATAAATTATTCTAGTGATTTTATGGATATTACATCAAAAAGAAATGGGAAAATATATCATATACAATTTATAAATGGTGGAGAAATTTCTGTTCCTTTTGAATGCTTAGGAACTACTGAAGAACATGGAACAGAAATAACCTTTAAATTATGTGATAAAATATATACTAATACTGTTTTTAATGAAAATGAAGCTAAGGGTATTGTAGAAAGAATAGTTGTTACTAGCCCAAATATAACTTCTATATTTAAATATAAAGACCAATGTTATACTTTTAATTTTAAAAATTTATCTAAATACCTAGAGTTTAAAGAAATTAAAGGAGAAATTAATAATATAATAGTTACAGAAAAAGAATATGAAAGTGAATTTTATAATATTGATAAGCAAAAAAATGATATAGAAAAAACCAAAATTAATCTAGTAGTTAATTTTTCAAAAGAGAAGGTGTTACATTATCCATTTTTAAATGGAATTTATATGCCACAACTAGAAGACAATACGGTTCATAGAGGTCTAATAAGTGGTTTTAAAGATTCCATAAACAGCTATTTAAAAGACAATAACATGTATGGAAAAGGAGAAAAGCCTATAACATTAAAAGATATTGAGGAAAGTATATCTTATATATGCGATGTAAATTCTACAAATGTATCATATACTTCTCAAACAAAATTCTCAACTAAAAAAGAACTTTATGAAACGACTGTTAAAACATACATAAAGGACTTTTTAGAGATTTATTCAATTGAAAATAAAGAAGATATGGATAATTTATCAAAAATAATATTAATAAATAAAAGAGCAAGAGAAAAAAGTGAAGAAACTAGGCAAAAAACTAAAGCAAAATTATCTGATGAAATTAAATTTACAGATGATATAAAAAACTTTAAAAATTGTATAACCAAAGACAAAGACTTAGCTGAGATATACATAGGGGAAGGATCGTCTGCACTTGGTGGAATATTACAAAGTAGAAAATCATTTTTTCAAGCTGGATTTCATGTAGGTGGTAAAATGTTATCTACTTTAAAAGCCACAGAAAAACAAATTTTTGCTAATGAAGTAGTATATAACTTATACAGAGTATTTTGCTGTGGAACTCATTTATATAATTCAAAATTTAATGTGAAAACAAAAGATAAACCACCATTACCTAACTTTAATATAGATAATTTCAGATGGAAAAGGGTAATTCTGGCAACCGACCAAGATATAGACGCATATCAAATTAGATGCTTAATTCTGTGTTGCGTATATAGAATGTCAAAAGAATTAATAGAACAAGGATATATTTATATTGCTGAAGCACCACTATTTGAAATTACTACTAAAAACAAAGATAAAAAACAAGAAGAAACTTTATTCGCTTACACTGATAAAGAAAAAGAAGATATAACCAAAGATTTGGACAGTAAAGGAATTAAATATTATCCACCTGAACGTAATAAAGGTTTAGGACAAATGCAAAAAGATACTATGGCTAAAGCTATAATGAATCCAGATACAAGAAGATTGACTCAAGTAACTGTATCAGATATTGAAGCAATGATGGAAGTTTTTGAATTGTGGTTAGGTGATAACGTAGAAAATAGAAGAGATATGATTACAAATAACTTTGATTATATTGAGCATTTTGATGAGTGTGACAGTAAAGATGTAGTTCAATTAGTTAATGAGAATTATCTTCCTTATGCAATAGATATAGTTAAAGATAGAGCAATCATCGGAATTGATGGATTCAAACCTTCTCATCGGAAATTATTATGGACGTTACATGAAAAAGGATTATATGATAAAAGAACTAAATCAGCTAATATAGTTGGAGATAATATGTCTTATAATGTACATGGTGATGGTAGTATTTATCAAACCTTAGTTAGAATGGCACAAGATGATACATTACTATATCCTTATGTAAATGGTAAGGGTAATTTTGGGCTACACACTCACAATAGTAAGGAACTTCAAGAAGCTCACATGAGGTATACTGAAGCTGGTGCATCAAATATTAATAAAGAATTTTTTAAGGATATTAATAAAAATGCAGTTGAGTTTATGCTAAATTATGATGGGCAAAAACAAGAACCGAAATTATTGCCAACAACTTTTCCTAATTTGTTAGTTAATTATAATGAAGGTATCGCTGTAGGAATGGCAAGTAAAACTCCATCATTTAATCTTAATGAAGTAATAGATACAACAATTGCATACATATCAAGCAAGGATATCAATGTATCTGATTATTTAATTGCACCAGATTTTGCAACAGAAGGTGAAATATTATATGACAAAAATGAATTAGAAGATATTTATAATATGGGGAAAGGAAATGTAACGTTACGTGCAAAATATAAAGTTGTTGATAATAATATAATAATCACACAAATACCATATAGCACAAATATTGAAGCAATAGTCGCAAGAATTAAAGAATTATGTTCTGATAAAAACTTATCCTATAAAGCTATAACAAATGTTATAGATACAACAGAATTAAGTGGAATATCAATTACTATAGAAGTGAAAAAGAACACCAATACTGATAAATTAATGTCATTATTATATAAAAATACTCCTTTGGAATCTAAACAATCTTTTAATATGAATATCATATGTTTAGATGGAAAACCAAAAGTATTAGGAATAAAAGGAATATTAGATGAATGGTTGATATTCAGAAAAACATGTATAAAAAATGTATTATCTAATGACATCAATACAAAATCAAAATCATTACATCTATTGAAAGGATTAGAAAAGGTATTATTAAATATAGACAAAGCTATAGAAATTAATAGATATAGTGAAGAAAATCAAATAATACCAGAATTAATGAATGAATTCAACTTAGATGAAATACAAGGAAAATATGTCTATGATATGAAATTAAGAAACATAAACAAGAAATACATTGAAAATGAAATAAAAGATATTCATGCATTAGAAGATGATATCAAAAACTTAGAATATAAATTAGAAACTGATTCAGAGATTGATAAGATGATTATATCAGATTTACAAAGGGTTAAAAAAGAATATGGACAACCTCGTAAAACAGAAATAATCTATGAAGATAAAGTGAAAGAAGTAAAACAAGAAGATCTAATTGAAGACTTTACAGCTACACTAATATTTACGAAAGAACAATATTTTAAGAAAACACGTAAATATAACGAAACTCAAAAAATTAAAGACGATGATGAAGTTAAAACAATAATACAATGTAGTAACAAGGATAAAGCTATCTTTATTTCAAATCAAGGGAATGCTTATTTCTTAAATCTATGGGAAATCAATGAAAAGACACCAAGTACCATAGGTGACTTCTTACCAAATTTATTGCCACTAGAAAAAGATGAAAACATAATAGGAATGTTGACTACTAACCAATATAAGGGAGAAACAGTATTAATGTATCCTGACGGGCATTTGGTTATAATACCATTAACCTCATATGCTACTAAACAAAATGCTACTAGATTAAAGAATAGTTTAGCTAAGAAATTAGGATTACCAATATTAATAACTCAAATAACTGAAGATATAGATATTGAATTAACTGATAATTTTGGTAAGACTAAAATGGTAAATACCACAGGATTAAATAGGAAAGACAGTAGAAACGCACAAGGTATAATAATTTGGAACTCTAAGAAAAAGGATTGGAATTTAGTATCTGCTAAAATTATAAAATAATATAATAAATTAATGTAGAAAGTATTGACAAGCTATTATCTAGATGTTAAACTAATATTAACCAGTAAAGGAAATGAGGTGGTGAAAGAATGTCAGCAGATGAACTACTACAAATGATATGGGAATATTGCAATACCAATACAAAACTCACAATAGAAACTATAAATGAATTTATAGTACAAATTACAGACAATCCAAAACAATTAGCTTATGACTTGTCAGAAAGACTTGAAGAATGGTCATTGGATAAAGAGAAATGTCCCTTATGTGGAGAAGATATAGTGCAGTTGGGAAGAAATACTCAATCTAGTGAATATTTTGGGCAACCAACAAATGAGATAGAAAATATATACGGTTGTGAGAGCCTAAGTTGTGGATACATAAAAAATTAAAACAAATTAATATAAATAAAAACATCAAAGGAGATGTTATGATGAAACATAAAATAGGAGAAATAGTAACAATAACAGATGATTTTGAAATAAAAGGTGCAATAGATAATAACAATACAATATTAGTCAAGAGTGGAGATACAGGCTTTATTGATTCAAAAGGATTAATTCATTATATGACAGGAAAAGCCAGAGGAAAAATTCAAAATATAGAGGATATAGAAGTAAAAGGGTATGATTATGAATCTATTTCTAAACTAATTTATAAAAGACTCAATGCTGAATATGATATTGGAGAAATGTTAGAAAATGAAGATATAGACAAAATTGACTTTATGGAAACTATAGAAGATATGTTAAGTGATATTTTATAATAAATAAAGAAGGCGAATTAAAATGAATAAAGCATTATTACAAGAAAACAAAATCTACTGCCCAATATGTGAACAATCAAACTATCAATTAACAAGCGATTATAAATTAGTTGAAATAGAAAACAATAAATACGTAGAATTTGTAGCAAGATGCTTAACCGATGGTTGTAACGAAAAGTTTTATTTTCAGAGTGATATAGGAATAAACAATCATTTTAACTTTGACAGAGACAAAGAGATTGAGATTAAAGATGAAATACTATAAGAATTTGATAAATAAACTATATTTCCTCAGATAAATTTGACAATTTAGTGTTGACAAGGGTAGCCAACAACAAATAAATTATTAAATACGAAGGAGTATATAAGATGATGAAATTATTTAAAAATGAAAAAGGTATAAAAGAAGCAAGAGAATCAATGGAAAAACTAATGAATGAAAAATTAGAAATAATCAAAAAGGAAAATGAGAACAAAATAAATAAATTAGAATTACAAAATAACGAACTAAATACAGAGTTAGAAACCAAGAATAAGCTATTTGAAGAATATAAGAAATCAGTACAAGAAATAACCTTAAGACTATTAAAAGATACTGAATCAATTAGTAATGCCATTGATTCCTCAGCAAGTATATCAGAGGAGTTTACGGCTACAGTAGAAGAGATCAACGCAACTATATTTAACATAGCCGAAAGAGTTAATAGTGCATACGAAAGTGCTAAAAACAATGGTGGAATAATGGATAAATTTAGTAGCGATATTGAAAATATTTATGATAATGCGAATGATTTAAATATTAAAATGCAAGATATTTCTAAAATAACAGAAGCTATTAAAGAAATTGCAAACCAAACAAATCTTTTATCATTAAATGCAAGTATAGAATCTGCCAGAGCTGGGGAATATGGCAAAGGGTTCTCAGTTGTAGCAGATGAAATTAAAAAGTTAGCAGAACAATCAAAAGGTTTTAGTTCTACGATAAGCCAAATAATAAAAGAACTTCAAGTTATGGTTACTACTATACTTACAAAGACTGAAACTGGAAAAGAAAATAGCATAAAATTAAAACAAAGTAGTATAACTAGAATTGCTAATATAGAAGAAATTAATATTAGCATGAGTGATACATCTGCTGGAATGGAAGAAATATCAGCAGGAATTCAAGAACAAACTGCAAATATAGTTGAAATAGCTAATGAAATTGAGAAGGTACTAAAATTAATCAAGATATAGTTAAATACCGATATACATAAGAAAGTGAGTTGATTAAATGCTGAATAGGACAATGCGTTTGTCAGTGGTATTATTATCAAGTAGTTTACTATTTATAATGCCAACAAATGCAAAGATACCATTCGTGGCAAATAATATTAAAGAAGAATTTAAAGTTAACGAAATGGTACAGATAGACAATTTAGGATTAGTTAAAAATCCCATACAAATACAATATGAAAAAGATAAATTAGAAAGCGATAAGATTAAAACTGAGAAACTTAAACAAGAACAATTAGAGAAAGAGAAAATAAATGAACTTCAATGGCAAGAGTTTGTATTAACTTACTATGGAGTATTGGAAAGTGAATGTGGTAAAACAGATGGAATTACAGCTAGTAACAAACGAATTTCTCGTGGAATGGTAGCGAGTCCACCTCATATACCTTTTGGAACTAAAATAATTATTGATGGTAACGAGTATGTAGTTGAAGATAGGGGAAGTAGCAAATATATAAAAGTTAATAATGATGGAAGTATTAGATTGGATGTTTATACTCCTAGGCGTGAATCAGAATCAGATAGTCAATATAAAAAGAGAATTCAATCTTACGGAGTTGATAGAAAAGTTGGATATATTGTTAAATAGAAAGGAAGGTGAAATATATGATAAATGGACAAACATTGTATGTAAGGTACAATCCATCAGGACAAGTAGTTAGAGTTGCTAGAGAAGGATACCAAGCAATGTACGTATACATAAATAATAAGCAAGTTTTAGTACCGATGTATAATTTGAGTGAGCTTTAATTTTAAATTAAATAAAGAAGGTGGAACAAATGCAAGAAATAGAATATGTTGATTTCCAAACTGCTAGAAAATATATGGATAATGGCGGTAGATGCAGATTTAACAATAAAGAATACTTTATTAGAGATGGAGACTTATATTTAACTTATTTGACTAAACCAATGGTTACAAGTTTGTCTTTAAAAATGCTAGATTCAAAGAGATGGATACTATTATAGTCATTTAACTGATGAAGGAGTGATAATAATTAATAAAAAATTATGTCTAAATATTCAATTTTCTAATTTGCTATTGAAGATGAATGATGAAGATATGGAAGAAGTATATAAATTATTATATAAAATCAACAAGAGACAAACGCAAGAAAATAAAGAAAAGATGGGAGAATATAATAATGAAATTTAGGAGTGAATGAATATGGGAAGTCAAATGCAAAAGTTTTTAGACAAAGAAAAGATATTAGTAGAAAGTAACAAATTTAAACAATATCAAAAGGATTTTGAAACTCAAATTCGTGAGGCTGACAATGAAAAGCTTAGACAATATTTCTTAGAATATTCTGAGAGTCAAGAAGACGGAAAGTTATTGCAAGGTGCGTTTGAGTTTATGCAATGGATAATAGCTAATAAATAAAGAATAGAGATAAAAGGAGAATAAATGTGAGTTATAAAGATAATGAAACAGTAAATATTACACTAGAAAGATATGAAGATTTGAAAGAATCATCTGAATGTTTATATAAGCTAATAAATTCTTTAGCAAATAGTTCTACAATAACACCAAATAAAGAATTATTAATAAATAAGGAAAAGATTAGAGATGTCTATATTCAAGCAGATAGAATGTTATATATGCATTGTTTAAAACTAGGAAGTAAGTATGATGATGTTGAATTAGAAAATATTAAATTTAAGAAAGTTGAGAGTGATAAATAATGAATATTAAAAATGAAAACTTATTAAATGTTACATACAACAATTTATCTAATTGTAAAGACTTAAATAATGAACTAAAAACATGGGGAATAAGTATTTGTGTCAATGGAGTATTACGAGATATTAATGATATTTTAATCGAGTTATCAAAGACATTAAAAGAATTGGTATTAGATGTCAAGCAAAGAGAAAATATCAAAAGTTATATTTGCAGTTTGTTAGGTGGTCTTAAATATAGAGAGTCTATATTGATATTAATGAATAAATTATACTAGATTTGTTAGAATTACAAAAAATCTCATTTTCAACAATGGGGCTATAACTAGCTTACAGAGGTTGGATATTAACATAAAATGCTGATTTTAACAACTGTTAATAAATTAAAGCTAGAAAGGATTGAATAAATCATGAAAAAATATTACAAATTAGAAACTGGCGATATTAATTTACAAGACTTATTATCATCTAGAACATATACAAATCCATATGGATTCAATCAATGTATTTACTGTGATAAAGACGTAGAATCTAGTGATTGGAGAATATTTAAAATAAAAGATCAATCTCAATGGGTAACACCAACTAGATGCGATTGTGAAGGTGCTAAAAAGGAACTTGACTATAAATTAAATTTAGTTGAAGGATTATCTGAATTGGACAATTTAATTGATGAAAAAGAATTAAATAAAAAGATATTTAAAAATATTACTCTAGAGAACCAAAATGACTTTGAAGAATTTGAAGAAGAAGACTAAATCATAATGAGGTGAACTAAAAATAGCTTATATAATAAAATAAAAGAAATAAACATATTAAGGAGTGATTGAAATGTTGAAAGCAATAATAAAATTTATAGGTTCAGTTATCACATTTTTAATAGCATTAGCTATTTTAGATTATTTTAAAGCAGATGTTTTTATGTACTTTGTGGTTGGAGTAATAGCGTCAGTGATCTCTAACGGCATAGATAATATTGTAGATAATACAACAATAAAAATAAACAAATAATATAGGAAGAGAGTGATTTGAAAGATGTCAATGATATTAAATCCAGACATTAAAAAGAGAAAAGAAGTAGCAATGAAAGTTTTAGCAAATAACAAATATTGTCCATGCATGATTATTGAAAATGAAGATACTAAATGTCCATGCAAAGATAAAAGAGAAAAAGACATTTGTATATGTGAACTTTATATTAAGGAGGAAATTTAAATGATTTTATTAATTGGAAAGAAAAATTGTTCAGCCTGTAATATGACTAAAACAGTTTTAAAAAATAAAGGTATTGAGTTTGAATATAAATTATTAAATGATTTACCACAAGAAGAACAGGATTTTTATATAAACTTAGCACAAGAAAGTAACATGCTATCATTACCATTAATAGTGGTTGATAATAAATTAAAAACATTACAAGAAATAATAAACAATTAGAAGGAGAGATAATATTATGTACTTAAAAATAAGCTATGAACAAGAATTTGACGATTTAATGATGTATTTAAGGGGTAAATATCCAAGTGAATTATTCGATATGGACGGAATAGGCGTACAATTAGACTTAGCCAAATTCTCAAAAAGTTTCTTTAGTAAAAAAGTAAAAACTACTACTGATATATCAGTAGATCAAAATAGTAATGTAGATGACGTTTCAGTAATTAGTTATTCAACTGAATTGAAAAAACCTTTTGAAAAAATAAACAGTTATTATATGATGTGGAAAGAATCCAAATCTTTATATGGATTAGGATTTGCAAATAATATTGTAGAAAGAAATTTAACGGGAGATATTTATATAAACGACTTTATAGGAGTAGGAGGAGGATTACCATATTGTTATAACTATTCTACATACGACATTATGATGAATGGACTTAGTATGGTAAAGAAAATACATAGTGTACCACCTAAATATCTAACAGCTTTTAAATCTCAATTAGAACAATTTGTAGTAGTTGCAAGTAATTCAACTCTAGGTGCTTGTGGATTAGCTGATTTATTAGTAGTAATGAGTTACTATGTTAAAAATATATTAGTAAATAAAAGAGATGAACATTTTTCTTTTGTAACTGAAGAAGATTGTTGGAATTATGTTGATTCACAATTAACATCATTTATCTACACAATTAATCAACCAATGAGAGGGAATCAATCTCCATTTACTAATGTATCAATTTATGATGGTAGATTCTTAGATAAAATGATTAATGACTACATATTCCCAGATGGTAGCCATCCTGATAGAGAAGTAGTTAAGAAGATGCAAAACCTATATCTAGACATTATGAATAGAGAACAAGAAAGAACTCCAATTACGTTTCCTGTTACAACAGCATGTTTCAGCATAAATGACAATCAGGAACTACAAGATATAGGGTTTGTTAATTACATAGCAAAAAAGAATATGAAATTTGCTTTTATAAATATGTATATGGGTAAGACTAGCACATTATCTTCTTGTTGCAGATTACGCAGTGAAACTACTAATGAATATTTTAATAGCTTTGGAAGTGGTTCAAGTAAAATTGGTAGTTTAGGAGTTTGTACAATTAATTTACCTAGATTATCAATAAAATATCAAAATGATCAAGCAAAATTTATGGAAGAATTAGCTTTATTAGTTGAGATGTGTGCAAAAATTAATAATACAAAAAGAAAGATAGTTCAAAAAAGAATAGACAATGGTAATCATCCACTATATGATTTAGGCTTTGTAGATATTAACACTCAATATTCAACTTGTGGAATTAATGGATTCAATGAGGCAATATCATATTTAGGAGAAGATATAAAAACAGAAAATGGAATGCAATTAGGATTAGAAATCATAAACATAATAAATACTGTTAATGATAAAATGCAAAAGAGATTTAAAACTCCTCATAATTGTGAACAAATTCCAGCAGAAAATGTATCAATTAAACTAGCATCAAAAGACCAATTATTAAAATATCAAACAGAATACAATTTATATTCAAATCAATTCATACCATTAATAGTAAATGCAGATTTATTAGATAGAATTAGACTACAAGGAACATTTGATAAACATTTCTCTGGTGGATCTATAATGCATATTTCTTGTGATGAAAGATTAAATAACGTAGAAGATATGAAATTGTTAATTGAAACATGTGCAAAACAAGGTGTAATATATTTTGCAATAAATTATTTATTAAGAAAATGTGAAAATGGTCATATGACAGTAGGTTCAGATAATATTTGCCCTATATGTGGTGCGGAAATAGTAGACTTCTATACCAGAGTGGTCGGTTTTCTTACAAATATTAAAAACTGGCACAAAGTTAGAAGAGAAGAAGATGCTCCGAATAGACAAATGTACAATACTGAATCCATAGGAAAGGCTAGTAAGTAATTATAAACATATTAGCTACTCAATATACTTTAAGTAGAAAAGCCTTAGAAATATATGTGGCAGGGTGTAAGGGCAATCCCCATTGCACCAATTGCCACAATCCTGAATCATGGAACTTTGATATAGGTGATTTATATGATGAGGTGTATTTTGAGAAAATAAAAACTAAAGTTCAAGATTTTGATAATATGATAACTTCAATACAGATATTTGGAGGAGAACCTAACGACCAAAATCATGTAGAGTTAGAACAAATGCTAAGAGATTTAAAAACACTCAATAAGGAAATATGGTTATTTACTAGATATGATTTAAAAGACTGCCCTAAATTTGAACTAAAATTATGTGATTATATTAAAACTGGAAGGTATATTGAAGAATTAAGTTGTACTATTAATTTACAATACGGTATTCACTTGGCAACAGAAAATCAACATATTTATAAAAAGGGGTTAAATTATTAAATGGAAGAAGAATTTAAAGATATAGTTGGATTTGAAGGTAAATATCAAATATCAAATTTTGGAAACCTTAAAAGTTTAGCAAGAATAAATATGCAAAATAGATATATGAAAGAAAGAATATTAAAACCATCCAAAGATAAAGATGGATATTTAAGAATTGGATTATCTAATGGAAATAGAGGTGATTGCACATATTATAGAATAAATAGACTCGTTGCTGAATATTTTATTACTAATCCTTTAAATTTACCACAAGTTAATCACATAGATGGAATAAGAGCTAATAATATTTATACCAACCTTGAATGGTGTGATGGTGCTTATAATCAATGGCACAGATGTCATGTGAATAATAATCCTCCAGATAATGATTATAAAAAGAAAGGCGTAAAAGCTACATTGTTAGATAAAACAGTAATGATATTTGATTCATTAGTTGAATGTGGAGAATACTTTAATACTTCTTCATCTGCTATAAAGAATAAATTATACGGAAAATCAAGTAATCCAACAACAAGAAGTAAGACTAATAAATTATATGGTATATTTTTTGAATGGGCAAATTAATAAAAGTCTGAATAAATCAGATACTTTATTACAATTCAATAAATTAATTCAATATATAAGGAGAGAAGAAGAATGAAATATAAAATAAATGTAAGTTTGTTTTCAGAAAATTACATAGAGGTAGAAGCAGATTCTCACGAAGAAGCTAGAAGATTAGCATACAATGAAAAATATAATATTATGTCAGAACAATTCAAGAATATTGGAGTATCACTTACTGATGATAATGGTGAATATAGAAATTTAAGTGATATCCTAGAGGATATGTCTAAGAAATTTAATGAAAACATCAAAAATGATAAATTAGAAGGAGAGAATAAAATGAATAAATCAACAATTGAAATGGACGTATTACCATTAGGGGCAGAAGACACAGGTGAATCAATAACAGGAACTATGAAACAAGTAAACAACAAAATGACATTACAAGTAAGATACATAGATAAAAATATTACACCTATGGAAAAGATTGATGGTGGGGATTTAGTTGATATTAGAGTTAGTAGAGTATTTAAAAATGGAGAAGAAACAATTTTCCCTTGTAAATATAGTTTTGGAGATACTTTATTCTTTAAATTAGGTTTCGCCATGAAAATGCCACCAAACAAAAAAGCTAATGTATATCCTCGTTCAGGAATGTTTAAAAATTATGGATTTTTATTAACAAACAGTGTCGGTCAAATAGATAATAGATTTCAAGGAAATGATGATGAATGGTGTGCAATGGTATGGTGTACTAGAGATGGCGTAATAAACTACGATGATAGAATATTACAATTCGAAGTAGTTGATAGAGTTATGGAAAATGTTGAATTTGAAATAGTTGAACAATTAGGCGATGTAAATCGTGGTGGATATTCTAGTACGGGAACTAAATAATTAGGAGGTATTTAATTATGGAAGAATTAAAATTTACTTATAAGAATTGGAAAGACGAAATATCAGAAAGAAGAGCATATACTCAGTCAATAAAAATCTATTATGGAGAAGTTGAGTGGCACAAAGGAGAACAATGGTTAATGGTAGCATTTGATATTGATAAGCAAGATTATAGAACATTCGCAATTAGAGATATTATTGGTGAGTTTCCATTAGATTTTATAAAATAATAGGTTTGAGAATGGGGCTATGACTAGCCTAGATTTCTAAATATTCTAATAAAATAAAATAATACTTTTAAATGATTATGATAAATTAAAAAAATTGAAAGAAGGAATGAAAATTGAAAGAATTTTTAAAAGAACATTGGACTGAAGTCTTCGGTACAATTACTGGATTAGGACTTATGATCTATTCTGCAATTACCAAAGATATAATATGGTTTAACTTTGGTATCTTAATAACGTATATGCACTTAAACAACTTTAAAACAGATTTAGATAATAAGAAAATCAAAGATTTAGAAGAACAATTATCAAATACACAAGAATTATTAAATAGATTAGCAAAAGTAATTCTTAAAGGAATTGAAGGAGGTAACTAATAAATAAAACAAATTATAATAAATTAAGACAGATTAAATAAAATAGTCTGTCTTACACAAAAGTATAGAAAGCAGGTGATAAATAAATTAAATAAAGGAAGTGTATTAAATGTTAATAATATTATATATTATACTAATTTATATCCTATTAGGCTCAGTAATTTATCTTATAGGACAAAATTTACATACTAAAAACAGCGGAATATTAATGCTTTATTATTACTTAGTATTAATGTTTGGAATGGCAATAGACTTGATTATATACCTTGATGATTCTTTGATCCCAACAATTAAGAATAAAACAGATATCTTTTGGGTTAAAAGACAATATAATAAATTCTTAAAGATAAAAGATTTAACTGAAGACGATAAGCAACTTATTATTAAAGCTAAAAATGAAATGGTTAGATTTCTTAGTAATGTAGACGGGGTACAAGATGATGAAGAATAAATTAATTAAGTTTATTGTTAACTTTGTAATATCAGGTTTAGTATGTGTTTTAATGATAACTTCAATATTTGCATATAAATCACATACTACTAAAACTTTAACACAAGTCCCACAAACTCAAATTTCACAACAAGTACAACAGTTTAGAGTTATTTCCAGTAAAGATGTTATAGACCATTTGAATAAGGAAAATAGCTTGAATGTATTTAGTGGTGAAATAGGTGCTACAAAAACATTTACAAATAAAGATATTCCAAGTGATGACGTAAATATGAATTGGATTAATAAGTGGTTTGAAAATCATAGTTCTAAAGAGATTACATATAACAATAGATATAAATTTTTATTTGCATATGATTTAAGTACTCCTAAAGTTACTTGCAATGATGGGGTTATAAACATTCAAATTAGTCCAAATAAATTAAGTTTGATAAGTATAGAACAATTAAATCAAGCAAGTTCTGAAAAAGTGAAACTTTTTGAATCCAATTTCCAACCATATCAAAGAGATGCACTTAACATGAGAGTCAAAGAATTGACTAGAAATACAATAATGTCAGATCAAGACTATAGAGCAGAAGCAATAGAAAATACAAAAGATAAACTTCGAGAAAATTTGAAAGCTTTTCTAGGAGATGATATAAAGGTAAATTTCACAGAAACAACGTATGATGTAGTACAACAAAATGATGTTTCACTAAATAGTTAATTTACAATAAAATAAATACATATTTTTAAGAGTAGTTAGGAACAATTAACTACTCTTTTTCATATATTCTTTATACATTAATTTGTTAAAATAAGTATTGCATTATTTTGGCACTAGTGGTAAGATTAATTTGTGGTTAAAATAACAAATTAATATAAATAATAAAGGAGATGTTAAATGAATGTTTACTGACAATGACCAATTCTACCCAACCCCTAAAAACTTAGTTTTTAAAATGTTAGATAAGATATCAGAAATAAGAGGCTTTAAGTACGTTCTCGAGCCGAGTGCTGGTAAGGGAAATATCATTGAATACTATAAGGAATATTACGATAAACAATATTCTAATAAATTTTGGTCGGGAAATAATAGGGCAGAGAAAGACTTAGTATTTGATGTAATAGAATTAGATGAAAACTTAGCAAATCTATTAAGAGGGAAAGGTTACAATCTTGTACATGATGATTTTCTTACATATGATCCACAAAGATTTTATGATTTAATAATTCTAAATCCTCCATTTGAACAAGGAGATAAACATTTTTTACGATGTTTGGAAATTCAAAAACGAATAGGTGGTCAAATTGTAGGTTTGTTAAATGCAGAAACCATAAAAAATCCATATAGTAATACAAGAAAAGAATTAATAAATCAAATACAACAATACAATGGAAAAATAGAATATATTCAAAACGCCTTTAGTGATTCAGAACGAAAAACAGATGTAGAAACTGCTTTAATATACATAAATGTTCCAATGCAAAAAGATGAATCTATATTTGAAAGACATTTTAAAAGAGATAATCCTGATATAGATGTTGATAATTTTCAAGCATTACTTCCCCAAATGACAAAACTTCAATCTTTAGTATTAGAGTGTGATATGGTTAAAAAAGCAACTACAGAATTATTTAAAGAAAAAATGAAAATAAATAAATTATTAAATGGGTTTGGAATAAGTTCTGGTGTTAGCATATGTGATGATACATCGACTCCTAAACAATTATCAATCAATGACTATTTAGACAAGACTAATTTACAATATTGGAACAAATTTATAGAAGAAACTGATTTTAAAAAGAAATTACCATCTAAATTAAGAGATAATTTTAATTGCAATATGGAAAAACAAAGAAATATATCTTTTAACATGAATAATATTCACTATTTCTATGAACAATTAATACAAGCTATTCCAAAAAGTTATGAAGAAACTGTTGCAAAAGTTTTTGAAGATCTCACTTATAAGGGGTATTATTCAGATTCAACATGGAATAGCAATATTTATTTATACAGTGGTTGGAAAACTAATAGTTGTTATAAGATAAATAAGAAATCAATTATAAGATACTATGGAGATTATTTATATAGAGTTCCCGATACATTAAAAGATTTAAATATCATCTTCAATAACATACAAGGCGATAGTTATGATATAGACAATAGAGATATAATAGAATCTATTAAAAAATGTGAAAAGAATATTGATACACCTCACTTTTATTTATCGAGTTTTAAAAAGGGTACAATTCACATAGTATATAAAGATAAAAGAGCATTAGAGATTTTTAATATTTTAGCAGGAAAGGGCTTAAACGCATTACCTCCAGACTTTGGGCAAAAGAAATATTCAGACATGAACGAAGAAGAAAAACAATTAGTTAAAGATTTTGATTTGACAGTACAGGAATATAATGGATTAGGTATAACAAATAATTATTTAAGATTAGAATAAAATATTTCAACAAATTAATATATTAATGTGTTGACAAAAGAATCCAAATATATTATTATATACATATGGACACAAATAAGTTCCAATTAATGAAATAGATATAAAAATAATACATAAATAATAAATTAAATAAATGGAGGTAGATTAAATGTTGAAAAATGAATTTAAGAATACTGGTGAACTAGGTTTGGAAGATATATATAACTATAATGATTGGACGTATTCATTAGAATATATGGAAATGGCAAAGGCTTATAATCTACAAGAAGATAAAAAATGTGAATTAAAAGAAGCTATTTGACAAATTAATGTAAATTATAAATTAAAATATAATAATGAAGGAGATATGAAAATGGAAAAAGTAATAAGAATTATAAATAAATTAGAAAGTACAAGTAGTTCAAATGATAAAATATCAATAATACAACAGAATAAAGATAATGAAGACTTTACTAAAATATTATATTATACATACAATGATAGTCTTCAGTTTGGATTCAGCGAGAAGAAACTTAGAGAATTACTAAAGAGCTATTTAGAAAATTCAACATTCTATGTAGGACATTTATGGATTAATGGATTTGAAATGCTTGATACACTTTCAAAATCAAATATCAATGATAGCCTACGAAAAGAAGTTTTAGAATTTTTATCAAATTGTGATTACGAAGAACAAGAACTATGGATTAAGGTACTTACCAAGGATTTAAGATGTAATATATCAGGGAAAAGCATAAATAAGGCTATCAAAGGATTAATACCAGAATTTAATATCCAACAAGCATATCCGATTCATAAATATCCATTAAAGAAAGGCACTTGGATTTGTTTAGAAGAAAAACTTAATGGTATAAATTGTTCATACGTAAATGGAATAATGTTAAGTAGGCAAGGTAAAGAGATATCAAACTTAGATCATATAATTAAACAATTAGAACAACTAAGTTTTGAAGGATACTATTTCAATGGAGAATTAGTTAGAAAGAATATAGACAATATTTCAAATGGTGAGAACTTTAGATTAACAACTTCAATCGTAAATTCAGATGTGGAAGATAAAACTATGATAGATTTAATTGTATTTGATTTATTACCTATAGATGAATTCTTTGCAGGAAAAAGCAAATTGAAATATAAAGATAGGCTAAAACAATTAAGACAATTAAAAGCAGATGCAGTTGAAAAGGGACTAGCTAATTTGGATATACCAATTGTATATTATGAAGGAACAGACATATCTGTGGTAGATGAATATTTAGATTTAGCAATATCACAAGATAAAGAAGGTTGTATGGCTATAAAGGATTGTGAATGGAAAAATAAACGTCACAATGGCATATTAAAGATTAAAAAGTTTATGACTGCTGATTGTAAAATAATTAATTATGCAGAAGGAGAAGGAAAATATAAAGGAGTTTTAGGTTCTTTTATAATAGATTATAAAGGTAATTAAGTTTCTGTTGGTTCAGGCTATTCAGATGAACAACGTCAAGAATATTGGACAAACCGTGATAAATACATAGGTAGAATTTTAGAGGTTAAGTATAAAGAAGAAACTATGGATAAGAAAACCAAGTTAATAAGTTTACAATTTCCAACCTTTGTGTGTATTAGAGAAGAAGGAAAACAAATAAGCTATAATTAAAAAAGAGGTGATTAAATATGAGTGGAATTTCATGGAATGAAGTAGGTATGACTACTAAAAAGGTATTTAAATATTTAGATTCAATTGATTTATTACCTTATATAAACGAATTCAAAGAAAAAGACTTATACGATTTAATGGAAAAATTAGAAGAGATTTATGACTATAAAGATGAATTTTCTGAGACACTTTTTGATTATATAAAAGTTAGTGAATTCGCTGAATATCTAAACAAAAGATATAATTTAAATATAAAAGAAACTGAAATAATAAGTTCTTACTATTATATTTAACAATAGTAAAATAACAGAGCCAAATAAAAGTTAAATTTTAAATAAATAAAATAGTACGTTTTGTGCAGAAATCACGAATTATAGGAGGGATAAATACAATGTATACATTATGCTTAATAAATGGTTATAACTATCACTATTTTAATGACAAACTACTTAGCATAAGTAAAAATAATTGGGTACTTAATATATTATAAAAGGGTGGAAGATGCAATGGATACAGGAAAAGCTATGGCGATTATAAAAGAAAAAGCAACAATAATAGGATTCCTTGATTTCTAGGTACATGAAAATGTCCTTGATAGAGAAAATGCCGACAATTTAAAACAGTATTTAGAATGGTTAGCTAAACAAATTTAGTTCGCAATGCTAATAAATCAAATAAAAATAATGAGGGTAAAGGGGATATATTAAAAATGAATAATTCATGTAAACAAATTGAAGTAGAATATCAAAACCCAACAATAATGGACTTAATGGCTGAAATTGACAGGCTTACACAGGAATTATCAGAAGTTAAGGCTGAGAATTATATGTTGAGAAATGACAATATATTATTACATAATAGTATTGAACAAAAATATGAAGAAAGTTCACAAGAAGAAGGTGATCTAAGTATGCTAGAAGAATATGAAGACAAATATTTAACTGATGTAGACGCATATTTAGAAGCTTTTGATAATATTAGTTTAACAAGGTTATAAACAAATTAATATATAAAGTAATAATAAGAATGGAGAATGAAAGAATATGATAAGTAATTATGAAGTTCAATATATGAATATAGTTAAAAATATAATAGAATATGGATACTACGATAATAATAGAACAGGTATGCCAACATATAAACTACCACATCAAATAATACAAGTGGATTTACAAAAGGAGTTTCCTATATTAAAAACTAAACAGGTGGCTTTTAAAACAGCTACAAAAGAAATGTTATGGATATGGCAACAACAGTCAAATGATGTTACATTATTACAAAATCAAAATGTTCATATTTGGGATGAATGGGTTGATAAGAATAATACTATAGGAAAAGCTTATGGGTATCAAATAGCAAAATATAAACAACTTGATAAACTTATTGAAACTTTAAAAACTAATCCACAAGATAGAAGAATGATTATTTCTTTATGGAATATTGAAGATTTACCAGAAATGCAATTACAACCTTGTTGTTATCAAACTATTTGGGATGTGACAGATGGTAAACTGAATTGTATGCTTATACAACGTTTGTAAAAGAGCGTCTTTAGGTAGTAATACCTATCGAAAACCCTGTTAAACGGGGAAACTCTTATATTTATAAGACAATCCCGTACTAAATATTATTATTTGTGTTATTAAAATAAAAAGGAGGTGAATAAATAATGATAGGAACGTATTTTATAAAAAATTTACTTAATAATAAATTTTATGTAGGTCATTCAGTTAATATAAATCAAAGATTTAATTCTCATAAGTCAGCACTAAGAAAAAATAAACATCATAATAAGCACTTGCAAAGAGCGTGGAATAAATATGGTGAAAATAATTTTGAATTTGAAATCTATAAAATTTGTAATACAGAAATTGAAAGTATAGAAATTGAACAATATTATATAGATAATTATAAAGATATGTTATATAACATATCTAAAAAGGCTAAAGATGGTGGTGATTTGTTATCGTATCATCCCAATAAGAAACTAATTATAGAAAAAGGATTAGAAACTAGAAAAGAAAATATGTCTAAAATGTCAAAAGAAGAACTAAGCAATACATACGGAAGAAAAGGAGAAGATAATGGAATGTATGGCAGACATCATTCTGAAAAATCGAAAAATAAAATTTCTCAAAAAAACACAGGTGCTTATCGAGACATAAAAGGAAAAACTTATTATGAGTTCTTTGGAGAAGAAAAGGCTGTCGAAATTAAAAATAACTTATCTGATAAAGCAAAATTAAAAATTGGAGAATTAAATAGTTTTTATGGGAAACATCACTCTGAGGAATCGAAAAATAAAATTAGAGAAAAACAATTAGGAAAGAAACCTCCTAACATGAAAAAAGTAAAAATAGAAGAAGATGAATACGAAAGTCTAACCGAAGCTTCTAGACAACTAGGGGTGACACCTACAACAATATTAAATAGAATAAAATCAAAAAACTTTCCTAATTATTATTACATATAAAAACACAAATAATAATTAAATGTCTAACGACTATCGAAAGCATGTTTGATAAATATAAAAGGTTATTAAATAGAAGCGAGTAGAGTACCCCTCAAGTTATTGGAGGTTGCATAATGCAAGGTGACGGGAAAAGCAGGGAATCCTATCTGAAATACTAATAGGATTGTGATATAGTCTTTTCTATATAGTAATATATAGCAGTTTCAATTAATGGAGTTGAAACGGGTAAGGTTTAACGAACCTTATTGAAAATAGAGTCAGGAGACATTCCATTGGGCGTTCCCTTTAATACAACGCAATATGCAGTTTTAACTCATATGATTGCACAAGCTACTGGATTACAAGTAGGGCAACTTACTCATATTATAAATAATGCTCATATCTATGAAAATCAAATTGAAGGCATGAGAGAACAATTAGAAAGATATGAGAGGTTACAAAGTTGTGTATATAATTATGATACTTATAATGAATATTATAAAGATATAACGCACGAAGAATATAGTAAATTACAAGATATTTATTCTATAACCCCTAAACTAAAATTAAATCCTGACATAACTAATTTTTATGACTTCACCATAGACGGTATTGCTTTAGAAGATTATAAAAATATGGGAATTATTAAAATGAAAGTGAGTGTATAGAATGTTATCTATTATAGTAGCTATTGATCTTAACGGTGGAATTGGAAATAACAATGAATTATTGTTTCACGTTAAAGAAGATATGAGAAGATTTAAAGAATTAACTACGAATCACAAAGTAATTATGGGCAGAAAAACATTTGAAAGTTTGCCGAATGGTGCATTACCTAATAGAACAAATATAGTGTTAAGTCGTTCTAAAATGGGACTAGATGAGGAATTAGACATATGCTATATGAATATTGATATGGTTCTAGAAGAGTATAGAGATTCAAATGAAGAAGTGTTCATTATAGGTGGAGGAGAGATATACAGCCAATTATTGCCTTATTGCAATAAGATTTATTTAACTATCGGATTTGGAGAATTTGAAGCTGATACATTCTTTAATTTTAATAAAGATGAGTGGGAGATAGATGGATTATCTACAATGCACAATACATTTGCTTTTTACAATTATAAGAGAAAGGAGTAAATACAAGTGGCTGATTATAATGAAATAATAAATGATCTAATTGAATTATTGCACAAGATAGACGTATTTAAAACAAGAGCTGAAAAATATTATAGTGAGTGTGCTGACAACATGGAATTGGGTGAAATATATGCTTATAAACAATCTGGTAAATTAGTATCTGAACTATTAGAAAAATATAAAAGTGCTAATATATCAATAAACGACTATACCATAACTAAATTAGCTAAAACTAAAACAATGCAAGAAATAATAGACACTATAGGTTCTGAAGTATGTCCTAGTGTATATGGACTTGTAGATTTTAACCAATACCAATGTGACGAATATAATTGTGAAACTTGTTGGGAATGTGCTTTAAGGGATTCAGGTATTTAATTTAAAGATGATGTTATATAATTTACACTTCACAAACAAACAAATGTTCGATATAATGTTATTATTATATATTGAATAAGGAAGTGCAATTTATGAAGGTTGTAGCGAAAAACATAGAAGTAATAGCTTACTTTACTGAAGAAGGGAAGATAACTCCTTTAAAGTTTAGGATTAAAAATGAAAATGGTGAATATCAAACTATAAAAATAGAAAAAGTTGTAGATACTAAGCTCGAAAGACTTTGTGGCAACAATGCAAAAGTATTTACATGTCAAAGCAATATTGATGGGATAGTGAAAATATATGAAATAAAATTCATAATAGAAAGTAGTAATTGGATACTATTTAAAATTTAAAATAATAATGAATAATATCCAATACATAGGTCATACTATTATTATAAACCATTGCTTTAGGAAAACTAAAAAATGAAAAAAATAAGGGAGTCTAAATATAGATTAGATACTAATTGCAAATTAATGCAAAAAATATTTAAATTATATTTAGACTCCCTTAAAATTGTAATTATTTACCTCATAACGACATGTTGCTTATCCGATTTTCGTATGTTATTATTAGATTGGAACTAATTTAGTGGTATTTTCAAGCGATATTACTATAAAAAGAAGTGGCTTATAAATTTAAGTTGCTTCTTTTTATTTGAACTTTAATTTATTTTTAAATGTGTATTGACTTTGATTGAAATAGTGATATAATTGTTTTATGGATATATTTTGTTTGTTATTATATGTCCTAAAGGTGAGATTACTTGAGAAAGTAGTCTCTTTTTATTTTAATCCAAGATATGTTAAAATTCCACCAACAATCATAGATGCTATAACCCAAAATTGTTTAGTATTATAAAATTTCATTTCATTATTTATTTTATTACTTTCAGTTTTTATTCTTTCTTCTTGAGATTCTTTTGCCTTAAAGTAATCAAACATTTCTTTGGTAAAGTTATTTAATGTATTTTGTTGTTTTTCAGACTGCTTCATTTGATCTTTTGACTGTTCTGCCATTAATAGTTTAATTTCTGCTTGAGAGCGTGAAATCCCAGCTAATTCTAACCTTTGTTCAACATCACTTTCCTCAAGTCTTCTTAGTCTTGCTTCATGGTCTGATAATTGTTTGTCTATGTAATTATTTTCGTCCATATATATTCCTCCTCAAAATTTTAATTTATTTATTCATTGTTAACACATTCCTTTTCTTTAAGATTAGTGAATTATAATATATTGATTTATATAAAGAGTATAATTATTTTTAATTTTGGTTATTATAACAGAGTAGAATTGATTATTGATTTAGAGTGTTGTTCTTTGGTAATTGATTCTACAATATTTTAACCTTTTATATTTTAAATTGATAGATAATAGATACTGATAAAACCTAATCTTGTGGATTTTAATAGTTTCGATGAGGTTAGGTTTTATTGCTATTTGTTTTTTATTTTTGCTATTGTAATCATTTAAAAGAGTGGTTTTAAAAGGAGTTAAATATCAAACTTTAGCATTTCTTGTTTTAAAGATTCGGTATCTTCTTGCAAATAAAAATCTTTTGTTACACCCGTTGATCTATGGGATAACGCCTTCGAGACTGCTTCTAGACTCATACCTGCTTTATATCTAAGGTCACTGCCACTATGTCTTAAATCATGCATGGATAATTCAGGTTCATTGATAATAGCCCCTATTTGTTTTATCCATGTACTTTTAAATTGTCCAACTGAAGCTTGTCTCCACCCATTATAATTAGTAACAAATAAATGCTCACATTCAATTCCTTTTTCTTTTCTTTCATTCAACCATTGTTTAATTAATTCTATACATCTATCATTGAGATTGAACGTAATAGAATATCCTTCTTTTTCGATTACATCTCTTATAACCCTATTTTCTAAGTCAATCTGGTCTAATCTAATAGTAGATATAGCATTAACTCTAGCCATAGTAAATAACCCTAATTCAAATACTAATGTTAATTGAGTATTATTTCTTTCTTTTAATCCTTCTCTTATCGTTTCTACTTGTTCTTGTGTTAGAAATACTCTTTTTATTTCATAAACTCCTTTTTGAGCTTTAGGTCTTTCTAATAAATCTACTACATTTTCTTTGATTTTTCTTTTCTTTTTATAATATAGATATAATGATGAGATACTAGACAGTCTACGTTGCATACGTCTATCTTTATTTTCAAATACGCTTTGACATAGTGCAAGAAAATCTTCAACAACATCTGCCATTTCCTCAGTTTCAAAATCAAATATGTATTTATTATCATAATTTTTTAATATAAAAACAAAGAATTGGTTTATATCTGAAGTATATGAATTCTTAGAGGACTCAGCTAACTGTCTTTTCCCATTAAGATATTTCCTCCAAAGTTCTTTATTTTGTGGATTTATTTGTTCTATCAATTTTGGAGTTGTATATTGAACATGTTTTCTTTTTTCTTTTGCCATATTATATCAAGTCCTTTCTTAATTGTTTTATTTTGTCTTTTTTTTTACTAACATTCTTATCTTTCTCAGCTTTTAATTTGTCCCTAACTTCTTTCCTAGCTTTCTTTTCACTTTTCTTTTGTTTAACTAATTCAGTGTACTGTTTCTTTTCTATTTTATCTTCTAAGTTAAACCATCTGCTATCATATGTAACAATTAATTCAAAACGTGTATCTTGATTTAAGTATTTAAACATCTTTATCTTGCACTTACTTTCATTTGTAATATTATAAAGACTACCTTTTACATCAACAACGACTAGTTGACCATCTCTAATAAAGCTCATATCAGAAATATATTCCATTTTACGAATTCCTTTATTTTCGTAGTGGGAATCTTTAAAGGCTGGCACTAATAAGAAAGGTTTTTGTCTATCTAAATTGTTTATCTCTCCTTTCTCTTGTTGCTTTAATAGTTCATTCCAATATTTCCATTCTGTTGTGCTGTCGAAAATTCCCCATTTAGGATCATCAACTTTTTTACTTGAATATTTGCCCATATCCCCATTCCTTTCTAATTCAATTTTTATAATTCCACGCAACAAAAAAGAGCTTGTACAATTCATACAAACTCTAAAAATAATCTAATATTTAATTTTAATATCTTTGGCCTAATCCAAATCTTCTATAACATTTAATAATTCTTCTTTACTCTTTCTGGTATAAATCCGAGTTGTTTCAATACTACCATGGCCACATAAATCGGCTACAATATCAATGGCCAAACCAGAATCTATTAACCGTTTTGCATATTGATGGCGAAATGAATGTGCATGATTTTTCTCCTTTTTTACATTGGCCAACTTACCATATTTCTTTAAAACTTTATCTACACCACTTCTAGTCATATGGCCACGAGTTCCTACAAACAGGTAATCACAACCTTTATTCATTCGGCCCAATCTACAATAATTTAACCAAACATCATTCAAGGCCTTGGGAATAAATACAGATCTAATCTTATTTCCCTTGCCAACAATTTGTATTGTATTACTATGTATGTCTTTTATTTGAAGTTGTAGCATTTCACTTATTCTTAGGCCAGTCAATTCCAATGTTTTTACTATGGCCAACGTTCTATAATCCTTCTTGGCCTTAGCAATATCAATTATATTTTCTATATCAGCCTTATTAATTACATTCTCTAAGAAATTCTGTGATTGTATTTTTACTTTTGTAGTTGTGGCCGACACTTCAATAAAAGCAAAGAATTGATGTATGGCCACAAGTTTTCTATTGGCCGAAGTAGGAGATAAGAATCTTTCATATAATAAATATTCTTTGTAGGCCTTCATTGTATCATTGTGAAATTCTAATATCTTATTTTCTTTTGCATAGGCCATGAATTGATTTATATCTCTCATATAGGCCTCAATAGTCTTATTACTTTTTTCTTGCTTGGCCAAGTATTCTCTAAACATTTGTAAATTATTCATCTTTATATACCTCCATAACTATTATACCATGTTTTGGACTGATAATCTTAGTTATGTATCGAATTTAAAACAAAAATCCTAATTCTTAATGTTGTGGCCAGTATAAATATGAAAGTATTATCATTAATTCTAATTCTATTACGCCAATATTTTTAGACTTTCTTTTACCTTTAATACAATTGAATTTAAATGGCATTCAAAAGCAGAGTTGCAAGTAGAATAACTTTTTCGATTTTATAAAAATGAATGGTTCTGTGGTGTTTATCAAAAATATATGTTATAATATTATATTAACCACATAATCATCCTAAGGAGAAGCAATGGAATATATATGTTTATCAATAAGTTGTTTGATTCTATTTATGCTAGGTCGTATAATTAATAAGTTACGGCATGTCAGCCGAAATATTGATAATAAAATTTTCAATGATTAAATGAATCCAATTTACAAACACAAATAAGAGCAAGATTATAATATCTCTTGCCCTTATTACATTAATTTATTATTACATTATAAACACATATCCAATAATTTTATTTCCAACAACTATCTTGCATTCTAAATCAGATAAACTTCCTAAAACTTCTATTTTAGAACTCAAATCATTATTATAAGGAGTCCTAGTTATTATTTTACAACTTAATTCTGAAATATTTGATACTGAAATAATACCATTTAAATCATTAGTAGGAGTAATCTCTACTTTATTATCTAAGTCATTGTATTCATTTCTTCTAACTTTAATCTTACAAGAAATATCTCCTTTAGCAACTCTAATTATACAATCTAAATTTTCTACTGATATAATATCAATTTTTGAATTTAAATCAATTTCTTTAGTATTCCTTATTTTAATTACTGAATTTAAATAAGATGGTTTAATAACATTAATCTTACTATCTAAATTATCATTTGCTATTATATTGATTTTTGAATTAAGATCAATATCTGAATATCTTCTAACTTTAATAGTAGAACTTAAGTTTGCGTGATTGGTTACTTCTATTAATGAATCTAGATTATTATAAGTAGTTACTATGATTTTAGAATCTAATTCTGAATCCCAAGTGTTTCTTACTTTAATTATACAACCTATTAATTCATTTGTTAGAACATTGATTACACAATTTAAATCGCTACGTTGAGTTACACTTAATTTATTATTTAAATCTAAAACGTCATTTCTTCGTACTATAATACTTGAATATAACTCACTTGTAGGTGTAACTTTAATTATACTAGCTATATCAGGATTATTTACTATGATTTTGCTATTAAGTTCTTTGTATTCATTTCTTCTTACTACAACTTTAGAGTCTAATGATAATATTTCATTTCTTCGGACAATTAAATTACTATCAATATTATCTATTTCATTACGTTTTACTGTTATGATAGAATTTATATACGGATTATTTACAATAATTGTACTTGATAATTCATTTATTTCATTTAATCTAACTTTTAATAAGGAATCTAAATTATTTTCTTCATTCCTTTTTACAACTAGTTTACAATCTAAATCTCCACGAATAACAGTAATTTTAGAATCTAAGTATCCATTATTATTTACGACCAAAGATGAATCTAAATCGCTTTCTAAATTATAATTAGGTACAGTAATTGAACAACTTAAATCTTTATTTTCAACACTCATTACGAATATTTTACTTAAAAAATCATTAGAAACATTACTCTTTACTGTAGTATCAAAATACTCTATTTCTAAGGTAGGTGGATAAACACTTTCCCTAGAATAAAGCCTTAGTCTTTGTTGAATTGACTCATCAAGTGATTTAATTATAAATCCATTTTGTAGCATACTACCATTGAACCAATTATCAATTATATACATTAAGTCAATTTCTATAATACTTCCACTAACGCTAGAAACAGCTTTTATTGTACTTAAAGAATCTTCTTGATTATTCCAAGTTATATCATTTTCATACCAAGAATCTTTTACTTCATCTAATTGAATACCACTTGTATAATAAGACGTATTACTATGTAATTTTAAAATAGCCTTTGTAAATACCCTAGTTGTAGGTATCCCACTTAAATCAAACTGTAAGAATGAGCGATATAATTCTCCACTATTATTACCAACATACATATCAATTTCGCTACCATAGTTGAATGTAGGTAATTGACTTCTGGTATAAGCATCTTGTACCGGCTTTAATGTCAAATTAACTTTAGGAGCTGGTAATATATCTACAATACCAAACATTCTATTGGAAGGTCTAGTCTTGATTATAGAATTTAAATCCTCAGTACCTTCATTAATTACTAAGATAGTAGAATCTAAATCATTAGTATCTGTAATGTATACAAACATCTTACTTGAGATATCGTTTTTACCATCGACAAATCTTACATGAATAGTTGAATTTAAATCAATATTTTCATTTCTTCTGACTAATACATTTGAATTGATATCAGTTATATCATTTCTTCTAACTGTAATCTGTGAATCGAATTCATTGTTGTCATATCTTCTGACATTCAAGATACAATCTACTGTAGACATATCTCTTACTGTTATTTTAGTTGATAAATCTTTTGCAGAAGGTATTCTAACAGATATTTTAGAATTTAATTCTTTATAATTGGTAACTTTTATTTTACTTAAGAATTCACTTGTTGGAGATATTTTTACTATTCCATTGAAATCATCATCTAAATATCTTCTTACTTTTATTATAGAATCAACTTCGCCCTTACTAACTAAAATCTTACAACCCAATTCTTCAAATAATGAAATTAAAATTGTACTATCAATGCTACCATCGTCATATCTTCTTACATTAATTATGGAATTTAAATCATTATCTTCAGACCTTCTAACTTTAATTGTAGAATCTAAGTCATTGGTAAACATAACTAAAATTTTACTATTTAATTCATTAATGTCGTATCTTCTGACTTTAATTATCGAACTTAACTCATTATAATTATACCTTCTAACTGTTATCTTTGATGATAATTCACTAAATCTTGTGGTAGATATTGTGCAATTCAGTTCACTTACATCTTTTCTTCGTACTATTATTTTAGAGTTTAAATCTTTATATTCATTACGTCTTACTGCAAGTTTACTAACTAAGTCTAAAATATTAGTAACTTTAATATTTGAATTTAGTTCACTAATATCATATCTTCTAACTTTCACCTTACAATCTAAATCCTTAATTTGTGTAACATTTATAATACAAGGCATTTGATAATTATTAACTACAGTTATTTTACAACTAATATTAGGTTGGGATACTGCAACTTGTGAATTGAAATCTCTAGCAGTATTTATTTTAACTTTTATTATAGAATTTAAATTAACTCCTGTTGCAACATTGATTTTACTATTTAATGCGTCTGTTAATACTTGTAATTTACAATCTAAATAACTATTATTTCTAACTGTTATTGTACTATCTAAATCATTATTAAAATCATATTCAGGAACTATTATAGTACAATTTAATTCATTTTTTGCAGGTATTTTTACACTTATTTTACTATTTAATATTGCTGACCCATAGCTAGGAGGATTAGGGTTAAAATACTCAACTTCCAATATAGGAGTAAAACTTGATTCTCTTGAATAAGTTCTACCATATTGATTATAAGTTTCGTCTGAAGATTTAAAAACAAATCCTGTTTGGAATCTATTTCCTTCGTACCAATCAATAATACTATTTGTAACATCACAATATATATATTTCTGACCTAGTGAAGTTCCACCTTGGAATGTTTCAAGTAGAGTTCCCATTGGAGGTTGGTTATCCCATGTAATATCATTTTCATCAAAACTATTTAAACATTCGTATACTTCTAAGTTAGGAATAAAATTATCAGTACTTATCCTAGTTGCTTTTATTGTTGCTTTTGTTATTATTAAACCTTTTTGTAATCGAAGTAAATTAAAGTCCATGAATGTTCTAAATATTCCATCAAAAGAAGATGAATAACCAACTAATAAATCTTTTTCTTTTCCGTAATTTAGAACTGGTTGGTCTGATCTCACGAATGCATCTTTTAAGCAAGGTATAATTTGAGTTATTTTTTGTGTTTTGACTATATCTACAGTACCAAACATTTTGTTCTTTATTGGAATAGTTAAGGTACTTGATAATGAAACATTTTCGTCTTGTACTGATTCATCATTATATCTAACTGTAATTGTACTATTTAAATTATTGACAGAATCTATATCAATTTTTGCATAAGCTTCATTTTGAACATTACTTCTATTAATTATTATATATGAATTTAAGTCGTTATCATATTGCATTTCATTTTCTCACATCCTTTCTCATTGTATTGAGCCATACGATGTCTACATTTTATTAAACTGGTTCACAAATCGCATCTATTTCAAATATTCCACCTGTCCCACTAGAATGTACGTCACTCGTGATACGACAAAAAAACTCTTTACTTTCACCGTCTTGTAATATAAAAGGAAAATTTAATTGAGTTAATGTATCTGCCCCTTCTGGTACAAACGAAGAGTCTTTTGCTATATGCAACTCATAATTTACCACGGTATCAGATTTTACTGTTATAAATGTATTCTCTACTGGATATCCATAGTCATTTTCAATCAATATTCTCTTTACGTCACTAGTTTGACCAGCAGTTAGAGTGCCAAAATCAAGCATCTCTAAAATATTTCCATGTGCATCTGAATAAAACCCTGATACTTCATCTTTAAACATCAAATTTTTATATTTTCCAATAGAATTAAGCGAATATGCAAGTGTGCCTCCTACATAATCCTGTATTTCAAATTTTATTGTATTTTGTTTGTTCAATATTAAATCATCACTTGTCCAACTATGTTCTATATAATGAGGTACGTCAAAATATTCAGTATAAGATGGTGTACTTAAATCCTCAGTATATGGATATTTTTGCACCCCATTTATCAACATTCTATATCTAATTTTGTCTCCATTAATATCATCGAGTGACCCAGAAACACTCCAATTATCAGATAAAATACTTGAAAATATGGGATTGTTATTTACCATATTTAAAGATTTTGTAATAGAATAAACTAATCCCCTAGAATCTTTGACAGATAAAATAATAATATTATTACCTACTTTGAAATCTAAATAATTATACGTGTGTGCAATTTGTTGAATTTGTTCTCCATCTAGCCAATCAGACCATCCGTTATTGCCTTCAAAGTCAATAAATATCCCATTGATAGTAATCTTATATTGAAATAAATCGCCTTCTAAATCTTGCAAATCTGCTGATAATTTTATATTTGTTCTATATAATGTTGTATCAGGACTAATTGTTAAATTACTAATTGTAGGAGATGAATTAACAGGATATGTGGTAATTAAATTATTTATTTGCGGACTTAACATATTGCTTTCCGAATACATATATACTGCATAATCTAATGTTCCACGCTTAAACCACGCATTTATATCGCCATCTAATATATTATTAACTTCTAGTCTTGTCATTCCTTTTGTATCAATATCACTTAATAATACTTGTTGCCATACTCCACTTTTAAATGTCCACCAAGAATTTCTGCCATCTTTAGAAAATAAGAACTTAGACATTAATTGAGCTTTAATATTTAATATTACACTTGGAACTACTGTATCACTCCAACATAATAATTTAGGACTATCAATAACAAAAAATGGTTTATATGTATTAGATGTATTAAATATTAAATTTAGATTTGTAGATTTATCAGACCAAGTAATAAATTCTACTTGGTCTTCATCTAAAGTTGACCATTGTGCTTCAGTTATAGAATTTATTGATGAAATACCAAAATCAATAAAGTTTTGTTTTGTAAGTGGTTCTACTAATATAGAGTCTACCCAACTAGTGCCATTAAAAGTTAATAGTTTTCCAGCTAAAGTTTTAACAAATGTATATTCCATAAAGAGATACCTCCTTTCTTTTAAAAATATTAACCATTTTAAGCTAATTGTTTCA